GGCACCGGCCCGCTCGAAGCGGGCGCCGCGCGACTCGTGAACGCGCAGCTGTTGTCGCGCTACGCGGCGAAGCTGGCGGCGGGCGGCATCCCGGCGGGCATCCTCAACCATCCCGAGGAACAGAACGCCGTGCAGGCGGCGGGGTTGCAAGCGGCGTGGGTCAACGCGCGCGCGTCGGGCATCGGCGAACCGGCCGTGTTGTCGGGCGGGCTGACATGGCAGCCGACGACCGTGAACGTCAAAGACATGGCGCTACTTGAACTCGCGCAGTGGAACGAGTCGCGGATCGCCGCGCTGTTGCAGGTGCCGCCGTACATCGTCGGGCTACCCGCACCGGCCGGTGAGCGGATCACGTACGCGAACGTGCAACAGCTGTTCGACTACCACTGGCGCGCAGGGCTTCGGCCGAAGGCGGCGGCGTGCATGGCCGCGTTGTCCGGCTGGCTGTTGCCGCGCGGGACGTGCGTCGAAGTCAACCGCGATGAGTACGTCCAACCGGACCCGCTACAGCGCGCACAGACGTATCAGATTCTTTCCGGCATCACCGATCCGTCCACCGGTCAGTCCGCCATCACCGTTGCGGAGATTCGCGAAGCCGAACGGCTCGACAACACGCAACCCGACGACATCGCTAGCGGGGTACTCAAATGAGCGACGAAGCACCGCAGGCGCTCGGGCGCCTCGAATTCCGCGCCGCGCAACAACTGGCGGTGTCGTTCCCGAAACGGATCATCGAACTGATCGTGACGCCGTACGAAACCGAAGCCCTCGTGCCGCACCCGCGCGATCACTCAAAGCTGATCACCGAGGTGTTCTCGCGTGGCGCCTATGACGGCATCGAGCGGCGTCCGAACCGCATCCGGTTGAACCGCGACCACGACATCACGCGCACCGTCGGCCGGGCCGTCGCGTTGCATCCGTCGCGGCAGGAAGGACTCGTGGCCGAAGTGCGCGTGGCGCAAACCGACCTCGGCGACGAAACGCTGACGCTCGCCGACGAAGGCATTTTGGACGTGTCGGCCGGGTTCGCGGTGATGCCCGGCGGCGACCGCTGGGAGACTCGCGCCCGGCGCCGGATCACGAAGGCATGGCTTGGTCACATCGCGATGACGCCGGACCCGGCGTACGTCAGTGCCAACGTCTTGGCGGTGCGCAACGCGGAGGACGTAGCACCGTTGGAAGTCATCGCTACGCCGAATCTTGATGTGGTCCGTGCATGGCGGCTCGAATCCGACTACAGTTTGCTCAGCAAGACGACAAGCAGCACATAACCACGGAACTACCGGGCGTTGTAGACCGCTCCATGCGGGCCGCCTGATGCGGGGGACGTGGTGAACAACCGAGAGTCACCGAACTACCGGGCGTTGTAGACCACAGGGTGGGCCGCCTGTAGCGGGGGACGTGACGCAATTGCAACACGCGTCCGAAAGGAACCCCCGGTGCATACACACACCGATTCGCTGATTTCTCGCTACGCCGGTGAAATCGACGAACGCCAGTCGTTCATCGACACGCTGGTGGAGCAGGCGCAGACCGATACGCGCGACCTCACCGCGCAGGAAATGGAGTTGATTACGCGGGCGCGCGACCGAATCACGGTCGTGTCGTCGATGCTCGACCCTCTGCGCGAAACGTCGCGCATTGCGGCCGAGTCGCAGGAGCGCACGCGGGCGATGGCGGCCGAGTTTGCGTCGGCACGTTCGCCCGAGATGGCGCGCGAAGTGGAGTACCGGTCCGCCGGTGCGTACGTGCTCGACCGCTGGCGTGCAGGACTCGGCGCCGACGAAGCGGTGGCACGAATCGACATGTACCACCGCGCGGCATCGCATCAGACGACCGGCGACAACCCCGGTTTGATCCCGACGCCGATCCTCGGGCCGATCATCAATTTCATTGATGCCGCGCGCCCGCTTGTCGGCGCGCTCGGGCCGCGTCAGTTGCCGGGCGCGAACTGGTCCCGGCCGAAGGTGACGCAGCACACGGCCGTTGCCGCACAGACGGCAGAAAAGCAGGAACTCACGTCGCAGAAAATGACCATTGCCAAGTTGGCGGTCACGCCGGTGACGCTCGGCGGCTACGTGAACGTGTCGCGCCAGGACGTGGATTGGTCACAGCCGCAGGTGATGGACATCGTGATCAGCGACCTGGCGGCGCAGTACGCCATTCTCACGGAGAAAACGGCGGTGCAGGCGTTCTACGCGGGCGGTGTAGCGGGCGGCACGATCCCCGCGACGCCGACGGCCGACGAGGTGGCCGCCCAGTTTTGGGGGGCGGCCGCGCAGGTGTACACGGCAACGCGGGGCGCCGGTCAGATCATCGCGGTGGCATCGCCGGACGTGCTCGGCCTGCTCGGGCCGCTGTTCTTCCCGATCAACCCGTTCAACGCGCAGGGCGAAGGGTTCCGGGCGCAGTCGTTCGGTCAGGGCATCGCCGGAACGATCAGCGGCATTCCGGTGATCGTCACGTCCGGGTTCGCGGCGCCCAAGTCGTTGATGGTGATGTCCACGGCGGCAGGCGAGGTGTACGAGGACCGCATTGGTTCGTTGCAGGTTGTCGAACCGTCCGTGCTCGGCATCCAGGTGGCGTACGCCGGGTACTTCGCCGAACTGATCGCCGAGGCAACCGGCATCGTAAACGTGGTCGTGACCTGAGATGTCGCCGCGCGCACGCAGCGGCGACACGCCGGAAGTAACCGAGGACGACCCCGGCACGGGCGGCACTGTGTGGGACGCACCGAATCAGCAGGTGGTGCGCGAGGACGCGTCCGCACCGTGGGAGGAAGGGACCGGCGGCGGTGGCGACGATGTAACGGTCGAACCCGCATCGTCCGCACCGCCGCCGGATGACACGCCGGACGAGCCGACACGCGTTGTCGCGCCCGCACCGGCCGACGACGACAACGGCGCCAAGGACTAACGCGCCGTGTCGTACGCGACCGTCGAACAGCTGCAAAGCGCATTGCGGATCGAATCGCCAACCGCAGTGCAACTCGACGGGATGCAACGCGCCCTCGACGAAGCGGCGGCGGAAATCGATTGGGACCTGAACGTGGTGAACTACCCGCTTCCCGATCCGCCGCCGCCGCTTGTCGTTGGCGTGAACCTCGACCGTGCCGTGGAGCACTGGCGGCAATCGTTTAGCCCGTTCGGCGTGATCGGCGTCGGCGCCGAATCCGAACCGATCATCACCGCGCGCGACTCGTGGCGGCGGCATCACTTGAAGTTGGCCGCACTGCGGCAGTCGTGGGGCATCGCGTGATTGCCGAGGACATGGCAGACATTGCCGACGCGCTCGCGCCGCTCGGGGACGTGGTGGACGGCTTGCAAGTGACGCCGTTTCTCAACCAAAACCCGACGCCGCCTAGCGTCGATGTCTACCCCGGTGATCCGTTCCAGAGCGGCACCGGCATGGGCGTGCGCTCGAAGTCGTACTACTACACGGTTCGCGCTCGCGTATCGACGGCCGATCTCGTGTCCGGCCAATCGCTGTTGCTGCGCTTACTCGACCCCGACGACGCCGCTTCGGTCGAAGTGGCATTGACGACGCCGACGCGCGCCGTCGTTCCTGACGGCGTAAGCGGCTTCCGTGAATACACGGAGGACGCCGCGACAAGCGGCCGTCTACTCGGCTGTGAATGGAGGGTGCAAGTTCTCCAATGACGACGTACGAAGTCACCGGTTCAACCGCGTATCGCGGACACGCGCCGGGCGAAACGTTCGACGCCGACCTAGACGACGCCGCCGAACGCCGCGCACTCGAACGCGGATCGATTCGCGTTGTCCGCAAGCGCAAAGCGCAACCCGACGAACAGGAGGAAAGCGACGATGAGTAAGCGCATCGTCCTACTGGACAGTGTGGAAGTCGATTCGGTGGACCTGAGCAACCTTGCGCGGTCCGTCCGGTTCACGAGCGACCACGCACAGGTGGACGTTTCCGGTTTCAACGCCACCGGCACGAACGAGTTTCTGAGCGGTCCCACTACGCAGTCGGTAGCCGTCGAATTCTTCGGTTCGTACGGCACGGGCGAAGTGCATCAGACGCTGTACCCGATTCACGCGGGCCGCGAAATCGTGCCGTTCAAGTGGCGGCCGGATCAGACCTCGCCGGTTGCCGTGGACAACCCTTCGTTGGAAGGCAACGTGCAGATTCTCACCTACGGGCCGGGCGGCATCCGTGGCGACGCCGACACGTACGAAGTGCAGTTCATTTCGGCCGATGAGGCGGGCCTCGTGTTCGTCACCGTTCCGGGTCCGTAATGGACTGGATCGTGCTTGAAGGTGTACGGCCGTGGGATGGCCGCTACCCGTTCGACATCGGCGACAACGAACTGACGACGCGCGAATGGGGCTGGATCAAGCGGCACGCCGGATACCTGCCCGCGACCATCGGCGACGGCTTCCGAGGTGCCGACCCCGAACTGTTCGCCGTGCTCGCGTGCGTGGTCCTTCGCCGCGTCGGACGCATTCAGGCGTACGAAGTCCCCGACCTGTTCGAGCGGTTCGCCGACGCGCCGTACACGAGCACGATCCGGCTCGAAGGGGACGACGTGGTGGAGGCGTCGTCGCCGGTGGACCCTCCGCTGGCAAATGGGACCGCGAACTCGACCGATTCTGGCGACGCGTCGGCGACGAACTCGGCGAACTCGACGGACCACCCGAACGGCTCTGGGGACCCCGACTCGGTTACTTCGCCATTCGCCCCGGCGACATCGGAGAACTGACACCGGCGCAATTGCTCGACACGCTCGACATGTTCAAAGCCATACACGGGGGCGAGGGTTGACGGCGCTTGTTTACGGCTTCCGAGAACTGTCCACGGCGTACGCGCGCATTGGCGGAGACACGGCGAAAGCTTTTCGTACCGACCTACGCCAGATCGCCGAACCGGTGCGGCAAGACGCCGAGGTGCTGGCCGCCGGAAAGATTCCGAACGTCGGCGTGGACTGGCCGCGCATGCGTACCGGCGTCGGCCGCTCGGTCGTGTACGTGGCGCCGAAGATGAAAGGCGTACGCGGACGCGGCCCGCGCAGCCGTCCGAACTTCGCCAACCTCCTGATGGAACGCGCGATGGCGCCCGCGCTCGACGCGAACGAATCCAAGATCGTGCGCGACGTTGACCGGCTCGTGTCACGCGTCGGCGTCGCCGAGGGGTTCTAAGTGGCACGCAAGCTGATTGTCGAAGTTGTCGCCGACATCGCGGGCTATCTGCGCAATTTCGAGGAAGCCATCGGCTACACGAAACAGCTAGAGGCGGCCACGGTCGAACTCGACGTGGATACGCGCAAGCTGGCGACGACGCAAATAAACGCGGCGGTGAAAACGTCCGAACGGCTACGGCTACAGGCGGCCGCGTACAGGCAAACGGCCGCAAGTGCCGCGCAGGGTTCGGCCGAACAGGTGGCGGCGACGCGGCTAGCCGAACGCGCCGAACTGCAACTAGCGCGCTCGATGGGCGCGACATCGCGCGAAGCCGAATTGCTCGCCGTGCATCAGGCAAAGGCGAACCGCGAACTGACGCATGGCATCCGTGGCGCGCTCAGCGGCAGTGGTGCGTTCTCTGCGTTCTCGCGGTCGCTCGCGTTCGCGTCCGGCGGCTTCCTCGCGTTCGAGGGCGTGTCCCGGTTCCTGCGCGATACCGTCGATGCGACGCGTCAAGCCGAGGTAGCACAGCGAAGTCTCGCCGCACAGATGCGCGTGTCCGGTGAATCGTTCAGCGCGAACCGCGACAACATCGAAAAAACCGCCGTCGGCTACGCACACTTAGGGTTCAACGCCGACGACGTGACGGCCGCGCTGACCGTGCTCGAACGCGGCACGGGCAGCCTTGCCAAGTCGCAACGCGTGCTCGGGCTAACGGCCGACATCGCGGCCGCCAAGAACGTGACGCTTTCACAGGCTGGCGCCGTCGTCGCCAAAGTGTTCGGCGGGCAGGAAACCGCGTTGCGTCGCGCCGTGCCGGGGCTTGCAAAAAGCGCGCACGGCTGGGACCTGATCGCGGCCGCGCAACGAAAGATGGCCGGTCAGGCGGCAGCCAACACGACATCGCAACGCGTGTTCGCGGCCGAACTCCATAACACGGAGGAAATCCTCGGCACCGCGCTATTGCCGACCGTGAACAAGTACCTGGACGCGATGAGTAAGTGGCTCGACAAGAACCAGCAGAACGGGAAGCTACAACAGAACGTCAACACGATTGCGCAAGTGGCCGCCGTGTCGTTCGACACGCTCGCGAAAGCCATTCACGGCGCGGCTACGGCGATGGGGCTTTACAACGACGCGTTGCGGCACATCCCCGGCGGCAAGCTGTTTGGCGGCAGCCTGTTTAGCCTGCTCGGCCGCTTGCCGGACGAAGTGAAGAAGGGACTCAACGCGTCGCGAACCGTCGTCGGCTTGCCGCCGCTGTTCCAAGCCAAAGACAACCGCGCACCGCTACCGAACCTCTTTGGTGGCGGCCAGTTGGGCGCGTTCCTGCCGGACATCGGCACGGACGCGAAGGGTGCGACGGCGCGCGTGCGTTCGACGCTCGCGAAGTTCAACCTTCTAGAACTTCAACTAGCCCGCGCGCAAGACGCGAACAACAAATTGATGGCGGACAACATCTTGCGGCAGGAGCACGCGCTGTTGCTGTTGCTCGCCGACCAAGCCACGAACCTCAAAAAGCGCACCGCGTACGTGCAGGCGGCGGCGTCAATCGAGGATCAACTACGGAGCGAAGCGCAACAGCAGG